GAGCCGCAGGCGACGGACGAGTCGGCAGGGTACACGCTGTTGAGCCGTCGCGACCTCCTACTCAGTGGCGGGCTTCTCACAGTCGGTGGCCTCGGTGGCTGGTGGCTGCTCCAGGACAACAGCCAGTCCGAGCACAGGATCTATGGTGAGGGGTGGGACGTCGAGCGGACCGAGGGGACACGATCAGTCGAGATCGACGGCTCAGTGACGATCCCCGAAGGGCGGTACGCAGTCCGGCAGTTCCGGCCACAGGTTGCTGCGGAGTTGACGGTCTCGTTTGAGGTGACGCGTGGCGATGCAATAGATATGTTCGTCGTCGATGACGGTGAGTACGATCGCTACCGAGATCGCGATCGTGACTTCCAGCTGTACGGACGAGCGCAAAACACGGTTGCAGACTCGGTGTCGGTCGAGCTTGGGGCGGGTGAATATCGGGTTATCTTCGACAATACGGCCGTATACGGGGCGAGGCCATCAGGCGAGGTCGTCGCTGATGTGACGATCACTGCGAGTCTATAAGCAGATTGGCGAGTCGGTGCCGTCAGGCGCGGGACTCATCTAACTGTTCGTGGACGGCGTCGGCCAGTTCGTCAGCGAGCTCGCGGGCGCGCTCGTCGTCGGTGTCTGTGACCTCAATCTCGACATCGACGTCGGCGACACCGCGGTGCTGGCGCTGGATCCGGCGCGTGAGTTCGGTCTCGTCAAGCATCGCCGATCGCCTCCCGGGCCCGCTCGAGGGCGTCTTTCAGCGCGTCGCCGTTGCCCCGCTCGGCCGCGGCTTCGACGTCGTCCAGCGCACGCCGGAGCATATCGAGATCGACGCGCTCGCGGTCGTGTGTGTACTCGTCGTCCATTTCTGGGACGTGGTCGTACAGCCCGCGCGTCACCTGCTCGACGACACCGGCTTTCTTCAGCCCCGTGAGCGCCCGCGAGACGTACTCTTTGCGCATATCTGTCTCTTGCCGTATGAGGTACGGAGTCGCCCGCCCGTGCTCGCGGAGGACGTCGAGTACTTGCTGTTCGCGATCGTCCGGCTGGTAGTCCATATCGGGGATACTCATATCTCACCCATATGTGTTCATACTCGTCCGATCACTAAGTAACTAACGCCGTGTGTAACTCCGTTACACTTATGAGGATAGAGGTGTTACTATGAAGTAGAGCACGAGTCCGTGAGAAGCGGCCCGGTGTACCAGCACCGGACCACAGTGCTCTCAGGAGAGAGCAACAATGGCTACGAACGCCCGACAGAAAAAGCGTACTGACTCCGTGCCCGCGAGCGCGGCCCTAATCGGCATCGACGCCGACGGCGCACGGCACTACTGCACGTCCCCGATCTATGAGACGGTGACGATCTACGTCAAAGAGCAGTCCGGCGAGATCGACACCTGGGATCTCGAAGAGACGCCCTACGACACCGTCGGCGGTCCCGACGCCGACCAGCCCGGCTGGTACGATCACGTCGCCGCCAAGCGCGGCTGGGAGATGCTCGCCGACGAGATCGTCGCCCGACAGCTGCAGACGCTCGCCGGAGGTGCGCACTAATGGCGATCGCCGACACGGCCTCGAGTACCGACGACGTTGAACTCGACGCTCGGGCGCTGACCGAGTATATGAGCGTTCTCGCGGACATCGGCCGCGTCCGCCACGCCGACGATCTCTACCTGGTCGTCTCGGCCAGCGGCAGCGAGTACCTCGTCGACATGCGCCTGCCGGCCTGTGAGTGTGCCGACCACCAGTACCGCGATCGCAAGTGCAAGCACATCCGCAGATGTGAGTTCGCGACCGGTGAGCGCGCGGTGCCGGAGTGGGCCGACGACGAGGCCGTCGACGAGCAGCTGGGCGAACACATCGATAACGGAGGGTCGATCTGATGGCGACCGAGGAACCCATGCGCCGGACGCCCGGCGTCAGTTACGAGCCCGAGGATGGCGCGGACGTCCTGGATTTCGTCGCCGACTACGGCTACGACGCGATCGACGCCGGCGTCGACGCGGACGCTGTCGTCACCGCCCTCGAAGAGGCCGCCGACGAGATCCGGCGCGCGGAGGTGGATCGATGAGCCTCGACGACCAGCTCCAGCAGATCCCCGACGTCAGCGTCGAGGCCGAGCTCATCGACGGCAAACTCTCGATGACGACGGCAACCGACGCGACGCTGCGGATCAAGGCGCCCGACCACCAGCCACTCTCGGCGGTCGAGCCCCACCTGGAGTTGTACGTCGCGACCGCGGACACGCGGATCTCCCTTGAGCTGGACGCGGCCGAACTGGACGCGCTGGCCGATGCGATCGAGCGCGCCCAGGGAGGTGGCGAGTGATGGCCGTCCGCTCCGCCGAGGATCTCCAGGCGCTCACGTCCAGTCTTGAGGCGCTGCCGGTCGTCGCCGGCGTCGACGTCGCGATCACCGGGCCGACCGACCCACACGTCCACCTGACGCTCGTCGCTGGCATCGATCGCGTCCCGCCCGCCGTCCTGCGCGTGCTCGCCCGCCACGACGCGGGGATCGGGATGGTCAAACCCCAGGGGCCACGGCCAGACCAGCAGCTGCTCGTCGAGGTGATGGCATGAAGAAAGTCGAAGCAACGGTCTCGGTCCCGAAGACGCGCCGGGAACTGGCCGTCGGCTATGATCGACGCGACGGCGCACCGTACGCGACGGTCCGCAAAGAATGAGTCTCGACCGAAGCCACGACTCCGATCGCGGCCACGACCGCCAGCAACCCCAGCCCGGCCACGCCACGCCCTGGGAGCCCGAGGTCCACTACCGGATCGTCCACAGCGAGACGGGCCCGAGCGACGACGGCTACTGGCAGGGCGAACCCAAATACCTCGAGTGCGAGGCCTGCGGCGCTCGCGTCCAGCTGACCGAGACGCCCAGCGCGGGCGTCGACGAGCTCCCACATGCGCCGGGCTGTTCGCAGCGATGGGCAAAAAGTGAGTGGTGGCGTGCGCACTTCGACTGATTTTACCACTCAACGAGAATCTCCCACCACTCTCCAGTCTGGTCATACCGGCCACCCTTGACACGATCGCCATCTGGGCCTCTGAGGACAAAATCCCCTTCAGGGTCGAATCCGACTTGATAGAAGTCATTGTTTGCCCAGTCCTTGATCGCAAACCGAACGAGTGCCGTGCGGTTGGCCCCATCTTCCGTGTAGATCCAGCCACGGAACGGGTCGCCACGTTGCGGGTAGTAGTCAAGTCCAGATTGACTATAGATACCGTAAAATTCGGTGGTTTCAGGATCAACGTACACCGAGTACGCGCCGTCTTTTGCCCGAGTTGTGGTAGCTACATACTCAGTCGTGTCGCCTTGATACGCAGAGAGATCGCCCTCCTCCCACGAATCAATGATCGTTCCGTCTGTATCTCGCCGCCAATGGTCCCAGTAGTTCGCACCCCCTTCATAACCACTATGCACACCGAACCCGCCGGTATCGTATGTACTATCCTCTAAACTGATTGATTCGAGTATATTACCTGCCTCATCATATAGCGTCGCAGTAATGACTTTGCCGCCAATCCCGACGCCTGACTCGAACACAAAATCGCTCCGCCCGCTGTCTGTTACTGGCGCCCCACTCGCAAAAACAAAGCTGTGTTCGCCGTGTGCTTCGGTGGTGGTCTTTCGGCCCCGCTCAAATAGAAAGTCACTTTGTGCCATACTCAGAACGTCGGGATGTCGTCTGGGACGGGCCCGTTCTCGCGCGTCACGTCCCACGCACACGGACTAGGGGTGTCCTCGTTATGGTCGCAGGCGTGGTAGCCGATCCGGTACCACAGCCCGCCCTGGAACGATTGTAATCTGGCTTCGAGATCGTCGAGCAGCGTACTGACCGCCTCCTCTTGGATAAATCGATAGTCGCCACGGACGTAGGTCGTGCCAGTGCCGTCGATGCCGGCCGTCGTCTCGGCCAGTGAGTGTTCGACTGGATCACCAGCCCATTCGGTGTAGTTCTGGACCCAGTTGTCGACGGCACTTTCGGCGTTGCCCTTCGGCGGTTCGATCATCACGCGAACCATATGGACTGTCATTGTTGTGGTATGATAGATGCGGACACCGAGTCTCACACCTTTCTCAAGTCGTCGAAATACGCCGTTTCCGATTGGTCAAAGCGGGAATTTCTATGCCATCCGATCTCGCCGTCAGAGAACGTTGTGTCAGTTGTAGACGTTTGTGCGAGTTCAGAGCCAGATGAATCGAACAAGGTGAATGTAATATCACCAGATGTTGACCATTCAGTCTGTCCCTCCAACCACTCTCCAGAGGGTACAGTAACATCTACTTCGGTAATATTCGTGATTTCACCTGACACTACTTTCCTGATGGCAATTTTATCCGTGTAAGTGCCTGTGTGATTTGTATAGTAATTGTTTGTATCTTGGGCACCGAATATAAGCCCGTTTCTTGTGCCCCCTCCCCCCGGAATATAGACGTTCCAACGGACTGTCTCGCCTTGGTCAAATTGCCCATAGGTGTCTGTACCTACAATCACGTATTTATTAGTATCGTCAGGGGTTCCAAGAGCGTATGATCCTTCTTTAACAGTCGTCTTCTGTCGTGAAAAGGCCGACACATTCCCAGTATATCGGTCACTAAGTGTGAGATTTTGGTCTTCATACAGCGATTCCTCGAAATGGTCGATTACGCTGTCGGGTATTGCAGCCCCCTCCGACAGCGACACGGTTGCGATGTCGCCGATTGGCTCGAGCGTCACGCGCCAGTCACCCCCTCGACAAGTGCCATAATCGTCACGCTCGCCTCTGACTGGTTATCTACCAACACAGCAATCGTCTGCGCACCCCCACTGGAATTGGTGTAGGATCCAAGCGGAGACCCGGTCTCACTGTCGAAGATCGTGCTGCCGTCGCCCGAGAGGAGTGTTGCCTGGCTGGTAAACCCACCACTGTTATCCAGCGTGACGAGCTCCAGATCCACGCCGGACGCGACCGCCGAGCCGTCTGCGTTCGTCAGGGCGGCCTTGTAGATCTCGACTGTCTCCCCGTCTGCGAGACTGTCGATGACGAGGATCCCCTGATTCGTATCCGAGACGCTCCCAGATTCGCGACCCTCAAACACCGCCTGATGCTCGTAGGCCAGCTCGACCTCGCCAGTGCCGGGACTGGTGGCCCCGAGCCCTGCTTGTGCGTCCAGCGTCTCGACGGGATCTTCGACGACGCTGCCGTCGTCCTGGACGACCAGCGCGGCACCGCCGCCACCGCCGCCCGCAGTGTACCACTGCGTATCGTCGGCGGCCAGGACGGTCGCGCCGTAGTTCGTCTCGACGGTTTCGGTCGTGCCGCCGTCGATTCCCTCGCCACTCTCAGTGTCGACAGTGATGGGGTTCGTTTCCGCAGCGCCGCCGACATCGACGATCGTCACGACATTCATCGACTCCCCATTAGCAGCGAGATCGGCACTGGCCAGGGTGATCGTCACGGCACCACTCGAGGTGTCGACCAGCACGACCTCCTCGCCGCTGGTCGTGGTGTTGCTCGTGACTGGACCAGTCAGAGTACGTTCGTCGTCGACGTGCTCTCGCGGGACGACGCCCGCCGACTGGTCGTAGATCGTCTGTCCGCTGTCCGCATCCAGCAGATCGTTCCCCGCGAGGTGTGGGGCGACATCCGCCCCGATCAGGAGTGGATAGTTCTGTGCCTGCGCGGCCTCCTGGAGCTCGTCGAGCGCGGCGTCGACGGTGGCCACGCCGTACGTGCCGGTCGTATCGTCGTAGTGAGTCTGCTCGGCTTCGTTGCTAAACTGCGCCCGCCAGTCGAGGATCTCCGAGTCGCTGACGTCAGTCGCGCCGCTGGGGACGTAGACGATCGCGAGCAGCAACTCGTCGCCAGAGATGTCTGGCGGTGTGGGGTACTGCTCGGCTGTTCCCTCGCGGACGGCGCTCGAGCCCGTGTCAGCGTCGAAGACGACCGTGTCCCAGCGGTCGTAGTCAGCGTCGCCACCCGACAAGACGTGCGTCTCGGCGGCCGACAGTGCGACCTCGCTGGCGTCGTAGTAGGCGGTGCCGGCCGCGACCTGGATCTCCAGGTCGGTCGCGGTCGCGGTGACCTCAAGGTCGCCGGCGTTGACGACGCCGTTGCCGGCGAGCCCTTCGGCGACGGCGCGGAGCTGTACCTCAAACAGTGGCTGGCCCTGGGGCCAGTCGAGTTGTGGTGCTGTTGGCATAGGTATCTGTTAAAACTGTAGCGGCGACCGCGGTCGCAGGCGGACTCGATCGTCTTTGGTCTCGGCGCCGAACACGACCCGCCAGACGAGGTCGCCGTCTTGGTCGATCGCCCCGAGTTCGACGATCTCGTGGGGCTGGGTGTCGGGCTCGCTGCGAGTGACGAGCGTCCAGGGGGCGACCGATGAGCGCTGGACATCCGCCGCAGCCGTCTTGGTGACGACCGCGTTCCCCAGCGCCGTGTCGCCAGTACCCGGTGCCGTGTCGTCGGTCCCGAGCGCGATCTCGTTGATCCCGACCGCCTCGGCCGGCGTCGCCAGCGCGTGAGCGATCGTCGCCATCGTCGTGACCGCGGCCTGACCGCTGGCGGTGTGGCTGTAAGTCAGCTCGAGTTCGGCCCGGAGCTCCGACCGATCGTCAAGCGTGACGTCGGCGGTCGTCAGCCGGGCCAGCAAGTCGGCCTCGTCGTCGTAGACGCCCAACTCCCGGATTGTCTCGCGGACGTCGCTGAAGCGCCACTCGGCGGTCGCTGTCAGCGTCTGGCTATCGGGCGTGCCGTGCCAGGCGTGGACCGGCGGCTCCGGCGTGCGCAGCCCCGTGTCGGCCCCTGAGGCAGCCGTGTCGTCACTCCCGACCGCCGCCGTGTCGATCCCGCGCCGCGCGCCGGCCAGCGCCGCGGCCAGGGCGGCCCGCCCGTCGTCGACGAACGAGCCATCGGCCGTCGAGGCGATCTCGGTCCACGCGCCACGATCGTCGCCGCTGATCCCGCGGCCGCTGCCGTGCTCGGGCTCGGGGTGGCCGGAGATGAGACTCTGGCCCAGTGGGCGCTCATACAACGTGGCCGCAACGTCGACCGAGATCTGGCCAGCGGGCGCGCCGAGGCCGATCGTCTGCTGGGGTGCGACCTCGCGCTGATAGCTCTCGAGGCGGGTCGTCTGGCGGCGGTTCTGTGAGATCTCTTGCTCGATGCCCACGATTGATCACCCAAAGATACCGCTGGCGGTCACGACCACCGTGGCCGTCCCCGAATCGCCGATCTGCAGGACGTACTCGCCGAGGCCGAGCAAGTCAGCCGCGAACGTAAACGCGACCGTCGTCGTCTGGCCGGCCGGGATATCGACGGTCTTGGCCCGACTCCCAGCACCGTTGACGAGCAACGGGACAGTCAGCCCGACGACATCGGCACTCGTGTTGGTGTTCTCGAGCGTCGCGCTGACAGTGATGGTGCCACTGGTACTCGTCGAGAGCGAGCCACTCGGCGTGTCGACGGTGAGATCGGAGTAAGTCACGTCCCCAGCAGTCGCTTCCGACGCGTCCGCCGTCTCGAGCTGGCTGAAGTGGACCTCAGTCCCGCGGATCGACACCGCCCCCGCCGGCGCATCGACGCCGTTGATCGTCTCGCCAGCCGTCTCGAAGATCTTGAGGCCAGCCGACTGGTCGCCGACGTCGTCGGCCTGCTCGACCGTGCTGAGTAGGTCCGAGAGTGGGGTTCGCGAGGAGAGGATGGCCGTCCGGAACGCCCCAAACGAGTCGTAGACGCGCTGGACCTTCCCGACGACCGTCGAGGCCCGCTCCTGGCTGAGTCCCTGGTCGAGGAGGTACTGCTCGAGGTCGTCGTAGCTGTCGATCGTCGCGACCTGGTCTTTGACCGCGGTATCCAGCGTCGACCCGTAGGCCGTCTTGAGATCCGCGACGGCGTCACTGGCGGTCGTGCTATCGAGGCCGTTGTCGGTCAGGTATGTCTCGACCTCGGTCCACGACCCACTGGCGAGAATCTGCCGGTCGAACGCACTGACCGTCGCGAAGACCGACCGGAGTGCGTCGACGGTCGCCGCCGCCGAGTCACTGGCGACACCGTTGTCGACGAGCGTCTGCTCCAGCCCGTCCCAGTCGGTCGTCGCGCCGACGTCGGCCGCCAGCGCTGTATCCGGATCAAACGCCAACTTGAGCAGTTGGATGTGGCGGTCAGCATCGACGGCCGCCGCGCCGTTGTCCAGCAAGAACGACCGATAGTCGTCGTAGGTCGGCTGGGCGAGCGCGCCACTCGAGTCGTCGCCACGGAAGGTGTCGAAGTCGGCGAAGAGCCCCCCGAGGAACGCGACCGTCTCGGTGACGTCGTCGCTGGCGATCTCGGCGATGTCGCTACTCCAGGCGGTCAGGTTGTCCTCGTAGTCCGCGAAGCCGGCCTGCGAGCGCAGGAAGTCCCGATAGCCGTCATAGCCCGACAGCGCGGCCCGCAGGCTATCGATCTCGTCCTGGAGGACAGACTCGCGCGAGGTCTGCTCGCGCAGCCCGGCCCATACTTCGACGGTCTTGGGATCGAGGTCAGTCGGCATGGTCAGAGTGAAGTGGCGGTGATCGTGACGGTCGTGCGCGGGCCCTGTGTCGTGACATCGGCGACCGAGACCGTCCCCGAGAGGTTGATCGCCGGCCAGTCAACCGGGAGCTGGTCTTCGGCCTGGAGGTCAGCGTACGAGTTGTCAAGAATCTCGAAGCTGACCGTGGCGTCATCCCGGGCGTGATCGGCGAGATAGCCCTCAGCGCGGGCGGCGGCCTCGTCTTCGCTCTGGATCGACTTGTCGACGAGGACTTCCGGGCGGGGGTTGGGGCCGTAGAAGGCGATCGAGCCCTGGTCTTTGCGGGTGACTTCGATGTCGTCGGCGCCCTGGACTGTGACGATGTTGCGGATGCTCTCGTAGTCGCGTTCGTCGTCAATCGAGACGACTGGCGTCGTCGACGGGCTGATCTCGAGCGGTGGCGCGCCGTTGTCGGGCTCGTAGTGGAGGACATTGCCGTCGGCCCAGACCTCGTACTGGTCTTCGATGGCGAGATCCTGGATGAACCGGCCGGCGCTGACGTCCACGCGGCGGGTGATCCGCCGGTCAGTCTGCTGGACGCCCTCGGTCGAGAGGGCGGTCGGCCGATCGGAGCGGCGGAACGGCTTGGTGTGGGCGTTATCGATCAGGATCGCCGTGTTGTTCGCGAGCTGGGCGCGGGGGAGAAACCGATACTGCAGCGCGCCCGTTGCATCGAGTTGCCCCGCGTCGGGATCGGCGTCTTCGGCGCGGAGTGTGAGGTCCTCGAAGCCGCTGGTCGGCGTCTCGGGCGTCCAGACGTAGGTCGTGCCGTCCGGCGTGACGAGTTCGACCTCGGTGTCCCAGCCGGCACCGCGGTCGTTGACGAGCACGCGAGTCGAGAGCTCGAAGATACCGTCCTCGATGGCGGCCGCGGTGACGTCGTGATACGTGGCCGTCAGCGCGGTCGTATGCCCCTGACGCGCGCCGACGACGACGAGGTCCGTGCCCCAGTTGTACAATCCGGCTCGGGTGCCGTTGTAGAGCTGAAAGACCGGGGCGTTGGACGTCCACTCAGTCAGATTGTCGCCAGTGTGGATCTCGGTCTTGTCCAGCGCCTGGGCCTGGGTCGTCGCCGCGAGTTCGACGGCTCGCGAGGAGCGGACGTCGTAGAAGACCTGGTGGAGATCGCGATGCTTGAGCTCAAGGCGCGTTTCCAGCGCGTCGATCAGCAGGCGCTGGCTTGACTCGCCGGTGCGGATGGCCGTGACGTACCCACGCCACGTCTCGTCGCCGCGGTCGATCGCGACGTTGTTGCCGGCGCTGACCTGGTCGCGGACATCGGCCAGCGTCGTGATCGTTGCCCGCCCGAGCGCGTCCGACGAGCGATGGGAGCGCTCGACGTCGACGACGGCGCCGATCGGCTGCCCGGCAATAGTGACAGTTGTCATGATCAGGGAAACAGACTGTCGAAGCGACGCTGTTGGATGTTACTGATGTCATCAGGGAGCTGGCGCATCAGTTCGCGACGAATCTCCTCGACCGTGCGCTGGGTGATCTGCTCGCGGGTTGCGTCTTCGACCGAGACGTCGACAGTCTCGATCGTCGCGTCCACGGTGGTCGATGAGTTGTTGCCACCACCGCTTTGCGTCGAGGACTCGATCGCGTCGACCTGTTGCATCATCTCCTGCCACTCCGCGTCACTCATATCGGTTCCGTAGACGTTGCCGACATCGTAGTCAGCATACGGGTTGAGGTTGCTACTCCCCTCATCGAAGTTGACCGGCATGAACGGGCTCGTGACGTCCGGCTCGATCCCAGGCGTGTCGGTGCCTGTCGGCAGGGTCTCTGTGTTGCCGGTAAGGTAGTCGTTGACCGTGGCGTTCTCCCCATACTTGCCCGTCATCGTCGCTGTTGCGATCGGGATGCCGAACGTCGCGAGAGCCGCAGCCGCCGGCCCGAGTCCAGCAACGCTCATCGAGCCGGCAGTGGCTGCGCCGAAGCCCGAGCTGGCCCCGCTACTGAGGATCGCACTCACGATCCCGGAGTTGGCGACGGCCGCACCAGCGCCAGTGATGGCAGCGGGGGCGGCCACTGCTGGGTCCGTGACGATATCAGTGACATCGTCGAAGAATCCGCTGCCGTTGCCGGACGGGTCCGACGATGGGTCGGTGGATGGGTCGGTTGTCGGGTCTGTCGACGGATCAGACGAGCCGGACCCGCCTTCGACGAGGTGGTCAAGTATTTGCTGGGCCGTCAGCGTGACCGAGTTCGCAATGAGCGCGCCGAGGAGCGCGGTAGCACCGACTTCGACTGGGTTGCTTATTAGATCAGAGACCGCGATCGACGCTCTCTCGGCGATCAGGTGTCCTGCCTCGACAGTTAACCGCGAGAGGATTAGTGCCGACGCAGAAACCGTTGCACCGGCCGCGATGATATCGCCTACGCCCACCTGGACCGGGTCGATGATATCACCAGGGTCGAGGTCGGGGAGAGAGTCCGAGATGAGTCGGCCCCAGTTGACCTGTGATAGGCCGAGTGCAACACCACCGAGACCGAGCAGGCCAGCAAGACCACCTCTGAGCAGGTTACGCAGATTTAGCCCATCGCCGCCGCCCGACCCACCCTCAGTATTTTCGACGAGTTCGCGGAGTAGGTCGTTGCGGGTCTCATTGAGGCCGAGGTTATCCTCGAAGTGAGCGTTTGTCTGTTGCTGTTCAGTGAGGAGCTCAGTGATACCGCCCCGGCCGCTTGAAACGCCACCGTCTGAACGGAGCTGGTTCGATGCTGTTGCGTTGACATTGGTCGCGCCGAGTTCGTCTTCGATCTGCTGTTTGGCAGCCCGGAGCGACGAGTCAGAGACCCGTACCTCAAGCTCGGCGGATGTGCTGAATTCGCTCATGGATGTGGTGAAGTTGTATATCAGTCAGACCGAAGCCAAGAATACCCCGTTGCCTATGAAGAACGTCGTGACAGCTATCACGGCAACTGCAGGACTGGATAATTGAATGTTGAGTCCTCGTTCAATCCATCGACGGCTGATTGGAAGGGAGAGGGATGCTGAGGTCAAGTAAAATAGCGATGCAAACAGTGTGCCGAAAACGAGCGCGCCTATAAATGAGAGAGCGGCCCAACCTCCAAACAAATAGGCCACTATTAGACGGAGCGTGATCGTCCTTGGTTGTGGCGACTGTGACTCTGTATCTGCAACGGAGTGGGTCTTATTTTCCGAGGGAGTTCCGTGAACTTGTTTGCGATAATCGAACCCCCCACAGTTTCGGCACGGGGTTTCGTTCCGTTGCGACGGTTCTCCACAGTTCTCGCATACCCACGTGATTGATTCAATGCGACCGATTTCATACTCGTCGTCCTCCAATCTGGCGAATGTTTCGCCCGCACAGTTTGGACAGGGTGCGTCGTCGGTCTCGACGCGAGCGCCACACGAGGCGCAGATCCACTGCTCACCCTCGGTGCTCATACTCAGAATGTTGTCGGTCTGTGACAAGAGTATTTCCCCAGTCAGTCCGGCATCGCGCCAAGCGACGACCGCACTTCGAGGATGTCGTGGATCGCCAGCCAGTCGGCGATGTCCTGCCAGGGCAACTCGTCGAAGACGCGGGGATCGCCCCCACGATCGATGTACATCGCCCGGGCGTACCGATAGACTACTCGTCGGTCGACGTCGTCGCCCGCTTGGCCGCGAGCATATCGCCGAAGCGCGGCTCGTCGTTTCCCTCGTCGCTGACTCCGGTGAGTGCGTTGACCTGGGCTTCGGCCCACTTGAGATACGGCAGTGGCAGCGAGGCCACCGCCGCGATTCGGTCGGGCTCGGCCATCCCGTCATCGAGATACGGTGCCTCGACAGTCCCGGCCTCGACGAGATAGACGCGTGTCCCGCCGGCCCCGACGTCGTCGTCAGTGACCGTGTCCTCGACGCGCCCGAACTCCCCGCCAGTCAGGCCGCCGAGCGTGACTGTCTCGGCGTCCCGATCCCAGGCCGGGACTGCGTCGTCGGTGTGGGCGGTCTGCGCCCAGCGGACGCCCTCGAGTTGAGCGTCCAACTGCTGGCCCTCGGCGACCAGTTCCTGTTTGCGCGGGTCGTCGTCGGCGAGCTGGACGATCTCGTCGGCGAGCTCATCGAGGCGGGTTTCGAGCCGGTCGGCCTCTGCGTCGAGATCGTAGGTGTCAGTGCGCAGCGGCATTATGCGACACTCACCCCACCATTGACGTGCATCGTGTAGCTCTCGGTCGTGTCGTCAGTCTCAACGACCTGGTTCCAGGCCACGTTATCAGGCTTGAGCTGTGGCAGTGAGTACGTCGAGACCGTCGTGCCGTTGGCCGCGACGTCCACCGAGCCCGAGACCGAGTCCATCGACGCTTGCGTCGTGGTCGCACTTGAGGAGCCGTACGCCAGCTCCGTCGTCGACGGGCCAGTGATGATCGCCTCGACGTCCAGCGTCGTCTCGGGCGCCGCGATGACGGCATCGACCGGTGTGTGACTGGGGCCGCGCTGGAAGCGGGCGATGTTGTCGATCGTCAGCGTCGCCGACTGGAGCTTCGGGATGGACCCGGCATCGATCGTCAGCCCGAACTCGTGGAACGGCGCGGACGTGTCGTTGCTGACGCGAGTCACCTCCGTCGTCGGGATCGTGACGTCGGTCTCCTCATCTGCATAGGCCAGCGCCAGCGAGTAGGTGACCATCCCGCCCTGCTCGTAGGTGAGTTCGTAGCTGAGTGGGATACACCCCGAGAGTTTGCGGTTGACCGTCCCGTCGAGGTAGTCGACGCCGGCGAAGATCGCAGCCGTGTTGGGTCGGCCGTGGACGAATCCACTACCGCCGTCGTTGAAGACGATCTGCTCGACCTCAGCGTGGACGTCGCTGGAGACGGTCGCCGAGATCGAGACCGCACCCTCCAGGTTCTGGGCGATGGACTCGACGCTCTCGACGGCGCCGGCCTCGCGCATCCGCTGGAGTTGCCGCTTCAGGTTGAGTTCGTCAAGCGATTCGTTGCGGCCGGGCGCGTACAGCTCTGGATCGCCGCTGGAGTCGCTGTCAACCAGCGAGCCCATAAACGTCTCCTCGTGGGCAAACAGCAGCTCCGCCGAGCCAGCGCCCGTCATACGATACCTCCGTCAGTGTCTGTGGGTGTCATGTGTGTTAGGCCTCGTTGAGTCGGATCTCGTAGGTCCAGACGCGGTCGTCGGTCGGCGTCTGCTGGTCAACCCGCGACTCGCCGCCGAGTACGTACGTCCCGTTGTACGGCGCGGCGACGTCGGTGCCACTATCGTCGACAGCCTGCAGCTCGATCTCGGAGATCGTCGGGTCATCAAGGATCGTCCGCAGCCGATCGGCCAGCGTCGACGCCTCAGTCCCGAGCCAGACGCCCCGGAGCGTGACCGACGCCGCAGCGACGCCGTCGGGGACGGCTGTCGGACTGACGCCGACTGCCATCGGTGGGGCTTCGGCCTCGTTTTGCTGGCCGCGTGGGATGCGGGTCAGCGTCTCCTCATACAGCCGGACGAGCGGCGTGCTCGCGTCGGCTGGCGTCAGGTCGTAGTTCGGCATCTATGGTGCCTCGTGGACCGCTTGGTTGATGTCCAGCGTCTCAATCCAGGTGATTGAACCAGTGAACGACGACGACTCTTCGCGCGTGTCGAAGGGGAGATCAACCTCGGCGGGCGTGACTGCCAGTGGCTCGAGATCGCCAGCCGTCGAGTACTCCCCATACGAGAGTGTGACCGTCGCGCCCGAGGAGAACGGGACCGACGCGAGTGCATCGCCGAAGTGTTGCATCTTGGCGACGGGGTGGCGATCAGCCGCGAGCCCGCCCCATTGGGACGTGTCGCCGGTCCAGCTCTCAAACCGGACCTGAAACGTCCGCGTCCCGGACCCGACGCCGATGCGGGGCTTGGCATACGTCGACTGACCGAGTTGGCCGCTGGCGACCGCGCCGATCGCACCGAGTCCGTCGAGCACGTACTGCGTCTGCTGTTGCTCCTCAAAGCGGACGTTGCCCCGCGCCTCGTAGACCGAGCCGTCGGGCAGCTCCATTTTGACGGCGCTCTGTGACAGACTCATGACAACTCCTCAAAGCCGTCGAAGACGATATCCAGGTCATATCGGTAGTAGTCCGCCCAGTTGTCAGACTGGCTCGCCTCGTTGGTGATCGTCAGGTGTGTGAACGAGACGTCCACGCGGCCAGCGTCGGGGAAGCGCCGCCCGTCGTAGATCGCCGAGCGGATCTGCTCGACGAGCGAGCCGTCAGCGCCCTCGAAGACGACGCCGTCGGTGCCGGCGGGGTCGATATGCCCCCACTCGGAGTGATGCGCGCCCTCGATGCGGATGCCGACGACCGTCTCGAGGTCCAGATCGTACTCGGTCCCGATCGGCGTGCCCGAGCGATCGGCCAGCGACGCGCCGACAAAGTTAGCCTCCTGGAGGTCGCCCGTCCGGTCGCGGATCGGTGAGGACATATCGACCGTCTGTGCCCCCTCGTAAACCTGGGCGTTGTCGCGATCGACGCGCCGGAGTGGGTGGTCGGCCGGCTGGGCGTCGACGACCGACGCCAGCTGATCAAGCACCCACGCGACTGGTGTCGCGGTCACTGTAGTTGCCTCCGGAGCATATTCAGCGCGTCACGCACGGCCCGCGTCTCTTTGACGCCGGCTACTTCGACCTCGGGTAGAAACACGCGGTAGCCGTCACCCTCGGCGTCGAACTCCTCGCGGACCCAGTCGGGCGGGTCGTGCCGTTCCTCCCAGACGAAACTCAGGATGGGATCGCCTTCGATCGTGTGCTCAGAGGTGCCGAACTCCAGGTAGGGCATCGCCTCGTGAGACCACCCGAAACGGACGGTGATCGAGCCATCCGAGCGCTGGACCTCGACGGGCTCGAGGCTCTGCTTGATCGGCTCGACGTTGTAGTCGAACTCGCGGGCGTACCTGTCGAGGCGGCCGTGGACGAACGAGATCGCCTGCGCGATGAGGTTGTCGCGCTGGCCGACCAGCTGGTGTTCGACGTCGTCCAGGACGGCCTCGCGGAGGTCGTCCTCGAAACTGGCCTCAAGCGAAATCACTGATAGACCTCCAGCAGTTCCTCAGCCTTGCGCTCGAACTGCTCGGCGAGCGACTCGACGTTGTAGACCTGCGCGCTCTCGGGGATCTGGATCGCGGCATCCTCGACGAAATCCGAGGCAGCCCGGAACGCCACTGCACGCCGGACGGTCTGGGGGATACCCTCGTGGCCATACGAGAACTCCAGATAGACCGCGTTGGCGAAGCTGTCCAGGACGTACTCATCGTCCTCGTCTTCTACGAGGAGGTTCGTCGTGTCGAGATACAACCGCGAGACGCCACCGTTGTTGACTCGCAGGTAGTAGTCCTCGCCCGATGGTGGCCACGACCCCTCGGAGTAGTCGCTACTGGCAGCCCAGTCCTCGAAGGTCCCGTCTTCGGTGCGGACGTGCAACGCCTGGATGCTCTCGGCGTCGCGACGGGCGAGCTCGATCGCCGCGTAGCCACCCTGTGACGTCTTCGGGACCGGCCCATCCTCCTCAACGATGAACGCCGACGGGGTCGGGATGTCGTACTCGTCGTCGCGACTCTTCGGCGACGTCGGGATCGTGATCTCGGTAGCCTCGTCGATCCCCGACGGTGCGTACCAGTGGCGCTTGAGCGTCTTCTCGAGCCACTCGGTCTGGGCCGTGATCGCGTCGACAGCGATCTGCTGGTCCTGGCCGATATCGCCCGGTAGTGACGCCTCTCGCAGGGCGCGTCGGAGGTCTTCGAGCGTGCAGTAGCCTTCAGGCATAAGCGATCACCATCAACTCGCCATCAGCGTGATCGTCGCCGAGTCTCCAGCGGTGGCGGTCCCGTTCGTGCACCTGATCCGAAGCTCGACAGCCCCGGTCTCGAGGACGTCGTCGTAGTCAGCACTCCCGCTGTAGCCCGAGCGGACGCCCTGGATCCAGGTGCCACCGTTTGTCCGGACGTCGATCGCGTAGTCCGCTGTCGCGTCACCGCGGATATGGACGTCGACGATGTTGTTGTCGAGCAGGCGGAGTGCGACCGTGTTGCCACTGGCCTCGATGTCGATTGTCTCTTCAGTAGTAGGCATATGTTAGCCCTCCAGCTCGTCGAGTCGTGCTTCGAGCGCGTCGATCGCGGTGGTCCGGTTCGGTCCTTTGCGCTCGTCCTCGAGGATGTATCGGATAGCGTCCGCGGATTCGATGGTGGCGATCGCGTCTTCGATCTCGGCGACGGTCGCATCTTCGGCGAGGACTGGGACGTCAGGCGGCCCGTCCTCCTCGCGGACGTCATCCTCGCCGCCGATCACCTCGAAGTCGTCGACGTCGGCAAGGTACGCGGCCAGCTCGGCGTCGACCGCCTGCTCGTCGCCCGGCTCGAAGTGGTGGCCGCCGACGCGATACGCCCCGCCGTCAGCTGTATAGCGGGCCGTTGGCATAGTCAGGCGCTCCCAGTGCCGACGACGACCCAGCCGCTGGCCGTGCCATCGACGTTCTTGACGGTGGCTGTGGCGCCCTGGGTCGTGAGGTTCGACGGCCCGGTCCCGACGAAGTCCGCATCAGCGAACGACAGCGTCGGCGTGTTCGCACCGCCATCGTGGACGATCGTGACCTCCTGGCCCTCCGCGGCAGCCTCATCAAGGACCACGGTGTTGGTCCCGTCGGCGGTGACGATGTGGACGCGTGTGTTCTCAGCGACTGTCGTGTCCGCGTCGGTTGCCGGGCTGTCGGTCGCGACGTACGGCGAGTCGCCCTCGAAGTGCTCCCGGACGCGGTTGTTAGTGGTAGACATTAGTCACCACCTCAGGCCGTCGGCAGGTTGTTGATCAGGACGGCACCTTCCTCGTCCTCGACGGAGAAGTCGTCGCGGGTCCGCATGAAGTACCGCGCGAAGAGGTCGTTCTCGGCGGTCTTGTCGGTCGCGTCCAGGACCTCGACTTCGGTCTCGCGCCAGACGCCGTAGATGAGGTTCTCGGGGTAGGTGAACAGCGCCGTGTCCTCGGGCCAGGCGGCGAAGCCGTAGACGTCGTAGTTGAACGGCGAGATGTCGTCGTCGCTGAACAGCACGGCCGCGCCGAGCGGATCCTCCCGCTGGGTGAGGTCGAACTCGTAGTCCTCGATGTGCGACAGGTTCATCATGTAGACCGGCTCCTGGACCTGGTCGCTGCGCTTGTACTTGTTCGGCAGCGCGGCCCGGCTCTCGTGCCAGAGACTGGTGTCGATCGCCCCACCCTGGTGGTCGTAGGTGTTGGTGTCGGTCCGGTTGCTGAGGATCTTCAGCCAGCCGTCGTTCTGCTGGACGAACGCGTCGGCGTCGGCCTCGTCGCCGTTGATCGCCAGGTCCTGGGTGTCGACCGCCCACTGCTGGGCCATCTTGTCCAGGACGATCTCGTCGACCTGGCCGATGGTGTCCTCGACGGCCTCGCGCTGGAGGTCCCACGACAGGAGGCCCTTGGTGGCGTCCATCTCGATGCCGTCGGTGTTGACCGACCCGGTGGGACTGTCGCCCTCGGTCTCGGTGCCGCCGCGGCGCATCCGCTCGCCGACGCCGATGCGGGCGAGCTCCATCTTCGGCCGCGGGAGGATCTCCGTGCGGACCATATCCAGTAGCGTCGCCGTGTCCTGGACGCGCTGGTACCAGTCCTCGAAGAGATCCCGCGGCATCACGCCGCCGGAGAGGTCAGTCGTGTCGAACTTCTCGAGCGATTCCTCGTTGTCCTTGCGGACGCCGGTCATACCGCCGTAGTTAGTACTCATCGGCCACCTCGCTTGCTCTCAGGGATGAAGAACTTCTGGCGCTCGTCCAGATTCTCGTCGGAGCCGTTCTTTTCGGCGCCGCCCAGCTGCTGGGACTCTGTCGCGCCGGTCTGCTTGGAGATCTGGTCGACGCGCTCCTCGAGCGCTTTGGCCCACTCGGGCTTGTCGTCGTCTGTGGTCTTCTCCTCGATCTCGTCGACGCGCTGGGCGAGGTCCTTCGCCCACTCGGGGGCGTCGGCCATCGGATCGTCAGCGTCGCCATCGCCGTCGGCGTTTTCGAGGGAGTCGATACGGTCGTCCAGGGCCTTTGCCCACTCGGGAGCGTCGGCCATCGGGTCGTCGTTGCTCATAGTAGAGTTATCCGCGGTCTCGCCCGCGGGGGCGTTGTTTGCGATCGGGTCGGTGACTTCGCCGCCGCCCATGTCCTCGTCGTCCTCATCGCCGTCCTCGTCGTCAGGCCACTCGCGAGCGGTGTGCTCGTCAAGCGAGAACGACGTGTCCTCACGATCGGTGAAGCGCTTGGGGAGGTCGTCGACGCCGGCGTCGTGCAAGACGTCCAGACTCGCGTCGATCGTCGCGTAGAGTGACTCGCGATTCTGTCTCGAGAGGGTACGCCCCTCTTTGTCGCTGTCACTGTCCGGGGCCTCGGGCGACGTGCTCGCGTCACGGCCGTCATCGGACCCCGTCAACGCCGAGAGGAACGCCTTGCCAGCCCGAGCGAACAGCGACTGCTTGCCCGGCTCGGACGAGCCCTCGGCCTCGACGGCCGCGTTGAGGACGTCCCAGAGGCGCTCGGCGTCGGCCTCGCTGTGGCCGCGCTCCATCGCCTCGTCGATAAACGCGTCCTGGTTGCCGACGTGGTCGGCCAGCCGCTTGTCCAGCCCCTTCGCCTCAAGGATCTGGGCATCGGGGACGGCGGGGATGTCCACCGTCGACACCTCACGGACGAGCCCGTCGGTCAACTCCCAGACGAGTTCGCCCTCGGGGAGCTCCGACGTATCGACGTTCTCGATCTCGTCCTGCTCGTAGGGCCCGTCCCAGTCAACCTGGATCGCGCCGATCGAGTAGCCCTCGAGGATACTGTCGTCGACGAGGCTCGCGAGGTCGGCGTTGGTGATGCCCCAGCGCTGGACCCACGCGCCGGCGTCGACGGTCTGCCCGCCGATCTCCTCGGCCTCCTCGAGCACCTCGTTGCGCTCGAGGTCCATCCAGCCGTCGGGCCAGACGGCGTGCATGATGCCGCCTTGCGCCTGGCCAGCGTCGATGAACGTCTCGAACTGGTCGGCGAACTCGCGGATCGTCGCTTCCCGCGCGAAGTCGTTCTGGAGGTCGGCCTTGTCCGGCACCATCACGATGCCGCTGGCTTCCAGCGCGTACTCGTCGCTGTCTTTGGTCTCCGCAAACGCGACGTCCTTGCGGAACTGCTGGCTCCCCGCTTTCGTCACCGGCGGCATAGCTCAGTCCTCCGCATCGTCGTCGGCGGCGTCCGCGTCGGCGTCCTTCGTTTTGTCGAGGGTCTTGGCCCTGCGGGTATCAAGGACGCCGCGCTTGTCGCCGCGCTTTTTGTTGCTGTTGCTCATTGTGTAGAACAGTTCTCCCGACAGGGCCTCGAATGGGGACCGGGATCCCCCATCGTCATCAGCAGGGTCGTCAGTCGTCTATCTCAACGTGAGAGTCATATCCCGCCTGGGATGTCGTCAGGGGCGTCGTCCGGATCGGGCGCCGGGCCCTCGGGGAGTCTGTCGTGGAAATTACTTATCTCAACGTATGGATATTCGAGGCGGACGTTTGCGTAGTGGTACGAGCCAGCCGACCCGGCGGCCGTCAGCGCCGCCCACTCCGACTGTGGGACGTCGACGTAGGCGTACAGCGACGACGGGCCCTCATCACGCAGGAACGACAGATACAGCTCCTGTTCCTCGATGTCGTACAGTCCCTCATCGAGGTTGCTCGAGGAGAACTGCACTGTCTCGATCGCCTGCTTGCTCGTCAACTCGGGCTCGACGTCAGCCCAGTCCCGCGTCCCGATCTGATTCTCTGGTGGCGGGGCGTCCTCGGGCCGATCCTCGTCGTCAGGGACGACGTCGCCAGTACTGTCGAGATTCGCGACGAGCGTGTCACCGTCGACCGGGTGCTCGTCGGGGAGCGGACCCCACCCAGCAGCCTCGCGGGCCTCGTCGATCGTGACGCCACCGCGCACCGCCGAGACGCGCTGGCGAGCGACCCGGGCATCTTCGCCGGGCTGGTCGGCCCCGCGCAGCTCGAAGTTGATCGTCCAGTCGTCGACGTCGAGCGCGGTCTGGTGGAGGATCTTGTAGAGGCGAGCTTCGAACTTCGCCTGCTCGGGCTCGATGACGTTCTTCGCGAACTCGCGGGTCTGCGCTTCCGAATTTGAGCGGTTCGACGTCGACGTGACGTTGATGAGGATCGGCGGGACGTTGTGAACCTTCGCGATCTCGTGCTCGTTGCGCTCGCGGAAGGCCTGGAACTCCATGTCGTGCTGGTCGGTCGCCCCCAGGGGTTCGAACTCGATGTCGACGTCGCGACCATCTTCGGTCGTCAGTTGATTCTGCTGATCGAACGCTTCGACCTCGAGGATCGCCGTCCGGTGGGACTCGCCCTTGAGGTTCTCCTGGAGCTCGCGCAGATCGTCCTTGCTGTCTTCGGTGAGCGTGCCGCCTGTCACCTTGATCGCGTAGTGGGGGATGCCCAGGTTCTCGAAGATGTCGTGGTTCCATTCCTTGGCGCTCTGGTCGGCGGCCATCGTCTGCATGGCGGCGACCCAGTCCGGGATCCCGTAGTAGAGACTCAACGGGCTGGGGTTCGGAATGAAGATGAGCTCGTTCGCCGGGCCGTTCTCGAGTGCGTCGACGCTGTCGGCGACCTCACCACTCTCCTTGTCGACGAACGTCGGGTCGTCGCCGTAGCGATCGCCGGCCTCGCCGAAGTACCGCCGGCGACCCTGGCGGATCTGGACGTAGCCATGACCACTGATGACGCGGTCGTCCTCGGTCTCGGTCTTGCGGACCCGCACCGTGTTCGCGGGGACGTGCGCCAGCCCGATCGGCGTGCCATCACCCTCGACGAGGATCTCCAGGGCGGCCCAGCCGATCCCCCAGTAGTCCTGCCGTGAGAGTTCGAGTACCTCTTCGGGTGTCGCGGCGGCCGTGCCTTCGGGGCCGACCTGCCAGCGCGAGTCAGAGCCACGCCAGAAGTCCTCGACGGTCTGGTAGGCCTCGCCGTCGGGATCGGGGTCGGTGGCCTGCGGATGCTGGACGATGTCGAACCCGTAGCCCACCTCGTAGCGGGCCTTGGTGCGGATGCAGGCCTGGTGGGTCTCGTTGAGCTCCTGGAACGCCGCGAGCGTGTCGGGGTTGTACGGCGGGACGATCCCGCGGCCGATATCCGTCGCGATGCGGCGCTCGTCCAGCTGGGTCGTCTCTGCAGCCTTCTCGAGGGCGCCCGAGTTGCCGGGCGTCGTTACTGACAGCGAGACCGTTGCCTCGGCGTCGTCGGTAGTGTCGTCAGTCATAGATAACTCACTCCTGAACTGTCGCTGTCGTCACTGTCGAGGTCGACCGGCGTGTGCGTGAACAGCGCGTACCGCAGCGCGTCCAGCGCGTGGTCAGTCGCCGCAGCTTTGCCGACGTGCTCCTCTTTGTACGAGAGGAACTCCTGGATCAGATCGGTGCAGCGATCGGTGACAAGTAAGCCAGGACGTCCTTCGCCGTCGGTCGCGAGTCGCGATCGGACGTGGTCGATCCCGCCATCAAGACTCTTCTCAGCTTTGACCGCCGGCCAGCCAGCCTTGCGGAACTGCTGGATGTGTGCCGGTTCGTGCTCGGCGTAGACACGGCCCTTCGGGCGGCCTGCAACCCACGCCTGACGCTCCTCGAGGACGTCGTCGGGGTCGACCACCTCTGCCAGCTGAGACTCGGACTCGTAGAAGTGGCCCCAGACGACGTACTGGTCGGCGTGTGTCCGACGGATATCCAGGAGGACGCGTGGGTCATTCCAACCAGCGTCGTAGCCGTAGATGGCGTGGTCTTCGACGAGTCGGTCGGTGATCGCGTCGGCCTCGACGACGTGCGTCTGTCGCGAGAAGTCGTCGTAGACTAAGCCCTCCGCAGCGGCGAAGCCACCGTGGAGCCCTTGCTCTTCGCGAGCGGTGCCCTGGAACTGGTTTTTGATCTTCTCGAGCCCGTCCTCTGGGAGGAGTGTGTTGTGCTCGGTTGAGGCGACGATGACTTTCATGCTGTCCGCCCACGGCAGCGGCTCGTCGTCTTTGGTGACCTGGCGCTCGGTGACGTCGTAGAACTGGTTGTAGCCGTTGCCCGTCGACGTCCAGAGCGTCGTGTTCGGACCCGCCGCAGTTCGCTGCCGGGTGACGAGCATCTCGTGGAGCTTGTAGAGATCGGTGTTGTCGTAGTGCGCGACCTCGTCACACCAGATCCGGTGGAACTCACCGCCAGCGTAGCGGTTCCACTTGTCCGCGCTCCCCAGACGGACCTTGTGGCCGGTGATGTACGTGACGCGGTTCTCGTTGGCGTTGTAGCCAGCGATGATCGGTGAGTTCTCCGGGTCGCCCTCGGCGTCGTCGGGGACGGTGTTCTCGCCGGGGAGCGTCTCCCAGTAGACTTTGAACGTAGTCCCGCGCCCCTTCTGGAAGTCCTGTGCCATGACCAGACTCTCGCCGTGATCGAGCTGAAGGGCGCCGCGGTGGATCCACTGGGCCCCTGTGATGGACTTGCCACCACCGTAGCCCGTCCGGAAGACGACGAGGTCGTGCTCGCCGGCCTCAAGAGTATCGCGGACCTGGGCCTGGTAGTCCGTCCACTGCCAGTCGACCGAGATCGTGTCGGTGCTCATACGTTAGTCCTCCGTCGAGTGTGGAGTCTCGACGACGGTCTCGTTGAGCTCGATCTCGACCGGCCCACCACCCTGACCAGTCACCTCGCGCTGCTCAGTTTTCTTGTAGTCGAAGCTCGACGCCAACAGGAACTTCGCCATCGAGGAGTCGACGTCGGGATCGCGAAGCCCGCCCTCGATGAGTGTCCGCTCGCCAGTGTTCCGCGCGCGTGCGAAGGCTGAACGGAAATCTGGATGGGCGTCGAGATAGCGATTGAGTTCGGTATGTGAAACGCCAGCAGCACGGGCACAGCCGGACTTCGAGACGCCATCGCGAGCTGCCTCGAGGATGTCGTCGTGGTCGGACTCGTCGATCGAGAAGCCTCGGCCTTGTGGGTTCTCCTCGTCGCTGTCGGGGTTGTGGCTTGGGATCCAGCAGCGACCGTTCTCACCCGCAGGGTTCTGGCACGGCTGGTCGCCGGTCGTGTCGGCGCCACAGATCTCGTCAGTCATCGATGACCCTCCACGTCGACGCGACCAGCCCGCGCTGCGGCCCGGCGCTCGTAGCGCTCGCGAGCCGCGCGGAGTTGGCTGGCCGTCGGTGTCTCCTGTTGCAGGGCCTGTCGCCGGCAGCGCTCCTCAAGGAGCCACTCGTGGCGCTCTTGGTCGGTCATCGACTGCCACTCGGCAGGCAGGTCGTAGTCGTGTCTCATAGTCCCACCAACGCAGCGCCAAACAGCGCCGTCAGTGTATAGGGGACAAGCCAGTACCAGGCGTTACGCTGCAGGACCGAAGCCACGAACGTCTCACCGACCGGGACGTCGGTGACAGCGACCGAGAGTAGCAGCGCCGTCCCGAACGCAGCGACAAGTGCAACGATCCCGCCGGCGGCGAAGCCGGCCCCGGCAAGCAACCCGCTGAGCCCCATCAACATCCCGTGGGCCTCATCATACGTGAGATCGGACACCACCCGCCGAAGCGGGGTCGGGATCCACGCGGGCGGATCGGGCCAGACGTAGTCATCACGACTGAGTCCCATCCGTTATCCCCCGCGAATCTTCTTGAGTGCGGTGACAGTCTCGTCGCCGAAGGCCCAGACGGAGGCCAGGCCAGCGTCGATCGAGAGTGCCATCCAGATGCGGTCAGAGAGCGACGCGCCGACGTGGAGATCGTACAGCACGGCGAGACAGAGCGTCCCGATCAGGATGCCAGCCAGGACGTCGTTGGTGTAGCGCCAGCGCAGCGCCGTCGAGGTCGTGTCTCCGTCGTCATCCTCAGTCACTGTCATCACCCTCGGAGTACTGTGCCTGGTCCTGTGCTTCGGCGATCGCCTGCAGTAAGCTGACGTAGTCCAGTACTTCGATGCCGTTGTACGCCGCGAGCGTCAGCAGCCCGAGCGTGCCGAACAGATGTGGGTCGCCGCCGTAGTACAGCGCGAGCGAGGCGATCGTGATGATCCCGAGGTTGACGATGATCGACCGCAGGATCTTCAGCGATTTGAGCATCTTGAGGTCACCGCCCTCGCCCTCGACCACGAGCCAGTCCTCGACGAGACGGTCGCTCGTGTACCACGGGCGTCGACGTGGCTGTGTCGTACTCATGGGTCATTCATGGGGGGTTTCGTGCGTGTGTAGCCGACAACGAGTCCATACAGGAACGCGTCCCACTCGGTGTATGTCGAAAGTGGCCCGTCGTAGGGCAGTGCGTCTTCGGTGCTCATGGTACTGAAAGTGGTAGGTGGGGGTGGAAGCCACGGGAGTCGGATGGATACCGTAACAGACCCTCGCTGCAGTCACGCAGGTCATCGGGAGTAAGTTAGTCCACGACGGCGCGGTACAGCCACGGCGAGTCGATCTCTTCGACGAGGACGTACGCGTGGTGGACGGCGATCGGGAGTGATTTCATCGGTCAGCTATGTTGACGTACTCGGCAGGGTCGAAGTGACGCGGGTCGATTGGGTAGACGCCTGTGACGCCGTCGTCGGAGACGCCGTGGCAGGTGGCGATGTCGGGCTCGTTGAGCCCATCGACCTCGCCGAGCTTACGTGGGTACTCTCCGACTGGAAGCGGGGACGCCGTCACGAAGATCGGCGGGCCGTTCCACGGGATACGGCCACTGACGTGATAGTGCCCCATCCAGATCATATCGACCGCCTGGCCGAAGTTCAGCGAGTCGATGACCGTCGAGAGCCATTCCTTCTTGCGAGCGGACGTCGTCGCCTGCGGTTTGCGGTCCTGGCCGTGGCGGAGCTGGCCGTGGATTGCGCCGTCGCGGAGCCAGAACGGTGTCGGTGAGCCAGCCCGCCCGATCTTGAACCCGACATTGTCGAGTACGCCGGCCTCCGCTAGCGCCCCGACCGTGTTGCGGATGGACTTGTACAACAGGAGATCGGCGTTGGCCTGCTTGCTTGAGCCGTTCGCGCGGATGTCGCCGTGGTTGCCGGCTTGCCCGACGACGACCACCTGATCGAAGTGCTCGGCGAAGGTCTTGATCTGGCGGAGGAGTGGGTCGTGCAACGTATCCATCTGCTCGTCAAGCCAGGCGTCGAGATTTTCGTGCTGGCCCTCGTAGATCCCTTCATTGGTGACGAAGTCGCCACCCCAGAGCAAATAGGCCGTGTCGTACGTGCTCCCGTGTTTCTGTGACAGGGCCAGCGACCGCTCGGTGATGTGATCGATGATCGGTGGGAGATCCTCAGTCTCGTGGACGATGCTATCGTCGTACCCACGGACGAGATCGCCGGCATGGAGATCCGTCAGATGCGTTACCCAATCCTCGTTTCCAGCCGCAGCCGACAGGGACACTGTCGGTGTGTCGAGTTTCTTCCACTGCCGCTCAAGTGCCGAGTGGCGGACTTCCCACCACCGGTTTGCCTTTCTCGTGCGCGTGCCCTTGTGCTCGGATGACCGTAGCACATGATCTCCGTCGAGCTCGAACAGGTCCGCGTCAGCATCGTGGTAGATCGACCAGCCCTTTTCGGCGAGCGTGTCGATCCGTGATTCGACGACGTGTCGTGGCTCTTGGAGCTCGTCGACGAGGTCGTCAGGAGCAACACCAGTCTGCAGTTGGCGGACGATATACTCTTCGCGCTCGGAGAGGTTGTCCGGCGACGGGTTGGCGGCAGTGTCAGTGGCTTGGTCGTCCGCGGGCCCGTCGTAGACCCACTCGCCGTTGGCCTTCTCGACGCTGTGACCGTCGAGATCGTTGATTCGTTCCTTGCGGGCGTGCGCCGTCGACAGTGCGATGTCGACCGCGTCGGCCAGCTCGCGCATCGATCCCGCCGGGAGCGCGTCGATAACGGCCTGTTCGCGCTCGGAGAGTGTGCCTGTCATTCGATGATCACATCGGCGTCGTCGATGATCGCGCGGTGCATCTGTCGCGTCGCATCAACCTGGCCGATGTGGTAGCCGGCCTCCAGCGGTGTTTCTGTCGGGGCGCGGCCGTCCGGGTGGACGTCGTCGAGGATCGCATCGAGTTCGGCGACGGTCAGCCGGAGTTCGGCGTCCTGAGGTGGCATCTCTGTCATACGTGTGAGGGGCTCACGAGGGGTTAGTCGACGAGTGCGGTGCCGTAGGCGCGGATCCGATCGTCGATCGTCAGCTCGACGCGGGGCCCAGAGACATCGGCGATCGTCCGAACGGCCGTCACCTCGCCCTTGATGTGGCCCAGCTGGGTTGCGACGGTGACCGTCTCGCCGATTGCGGGCTGGTCGGTGATGGGGAGACACATGGTTAGTAGGCATCGCGGACGGCCAGCGCGGTCGCGACGCGCCAGATGTCGTCCGTGCGGCGGTGGTACTCTGGTTTCGATCGGGTGTGATGGATGACCCGACGGAGTGTATCTGTATCGACAGCCAGGCCGTGCTCTTCGAGCCGGTCGATAAGTGCGGGGATGCGGGCGAGCATCTGCCGTTTGCTCGGTGTTTCCTCTTGGCCCGATCCGGATGGGCGGCCACACTTCCCGCAGTAGGTTCGGGTGTGATAGTCGCGGATCGCGCCGTAGGCGTCTTTGTCTTCGACGTCGTGGCCAAGCACCCCCGCACCGGCCCGGATGAGGGTCTCGGTCGGGTGGTTGCCGGTACCGAGGCCGTCGTGAGTCTGCTCGGCGTCGTGCTCAGTCCGGTCACGGATTTGCTCGTGGCAAACGGAACAGGCCTCGGGATTCTGGTGGATGACGATGTCGTACAGATCGGTCAGGTCACGGGCGACGTTGTGGGGATCACTGGACATACGTGAGGCTATAGACCGAGTCACGCGCGTCATCAGTGACCTCGACGCGTGAGTGAGTGGCTGTCGACGCGGTACTTGTCACATACTAGTCGCTCTGGGGATGTAATGGCAGGCGGTAGTGACACATACGGTCACTACTCAGCTAAGTAGTACTCGCGGCGGCGCGCGTCGGCGGGATCCGGGCGGTGGGCGACGTGGTCGGTGAGCTCGAGCTCGTACAGCGCCGAGCGGACGGTGCGTTTGCTGGTCTGGCAGCGCTCGACGAGGTCGTCCTGAGAGAGGGGGCCGTCGGCCTGGGCGAGTTGCAGCCAGACGAGTTTGACTGACGGGGGCGCTTCGCGGAGGTCCGCGGGGACGGTCACGCCGTTAGTCACTGCGCCACCTCCGCTGACAAAGACCACACTGCCAGTCATAGGCCCCGCGGTCGGCCTGGACATAGAGATCTGTGCCGCAGTTCGGACAGGGCGGCTCGGCGGTTCGTGGGTCGACGGTATGATCAGTCATCGAGATCTGATCCCTCCAGGATCTCTGCGGCTGTTGTCCGTTCATCGGCCACCGTCGCGTCCTCGGCGATGCACGGTAAGCAGCGATCGCGCCACCAGCCCGCTGCGTTCTTATCGCGTGGGTCGACGAGTTCGTCGCCGCAGTCATCGCAGGTCGGGCTCATCGCGACCACCCGCTTGAGCGCTGGTAGTCGTGGGGGATCGCTTTGCAGTCCGGGCAGTACGGGCGGCCGTGTGGCGTGCGACGCCAGCCATCCGGGCCCGCCATCGCTCGCCAGCCACAGTACTCACAGCGGTCAGGGAGTTCGTCGTCACTCATCGCGATCGCCTCCCGAGTGGTCAGTGGCCGTGTGTACTGAGCGAGGCTTGTGGAACACGAACCAGCGCGTTTCGACCTGTTTCGACTGCTTCGTCCGCGTCCCGAACATGGGCGGCTCCGGTGCCAGTTCGAGAACATCCTCGAAGTCCGCGGCCTCGTCGGCGAACTTGAAGACGAGCGTCCCGCCGGGTCGAAGTACTCTGAAGAGCTCGAGGAAGCCCCGGCGAAGGTCATCCTGCCACGTCTCGGCGTGAAGCGCGCCGTACTTCTTTGTAACGTGGCCCTTCAGGTCAGCCATGCCGTTCTCGCGGATCGTATGGGGCGGGTCGAAGACAGCGAGATCGAAGGTCTCGTCGCTGTACGGGAGATCGCGGAAGTCTTCGACTTCGTCAGGCTGGACCTGATAGTAGCGGTTGGGCTGGCCGCAGAAGCCCGGATCGCGCTCTCGCTTGTCGATGAAGAGCGTTCTCTCGTTGTCTTTCTGTCCGTCGCACCAGATCCCTCGGCCGCCAGTGGTTGCGTCGAGGATCTCCTCAGGGGGCGAGCGATCAGTACCGCCTGCAGACTGTTCACTCATCACCACGCACCTCCTGGATCGTCTCGGCCACGTCAGCGATCGTCGCGGGATCGTACTCGTGTGCGTTCATATGCGCGACGACGCGCTGGAGGTCGTCTTCAACAGTCAGAGTGTAGCGGATCCGCCCTTCGGTATCCGTCCAAGTCACGACATCACCGTTCTGTTTGGCTGCCCGGAGCGTCGACTCGATCCCCTCGCGGTCGAACTCCCCGTATTGCCCGCCGATGTGGGTCATGATCTGGTTGGCGGTGACGCCAGGCAGCTGCTTCGGCGAGGAGTTCGCGGCGATCGTGTGCAGGACGCGATGATACCGGCGCTTCGAGTCGCGCTCAGGACCAGTCATCGCTCACCTCCTCGGCGGGCAGCCAGCTCCAGCGTGGGACGCGCGTCTCGGGATTGAGCCCGCGGATCTTGACGACAGCACCGGCCTCGACGAGCTGCCGGAGTCGATCAGCAGTCGCCTTCGGCTCGATCGGGAGATACTGTGCCACCTGGGCCGGCCTGACACCGCCGTTGGCGAGATCGTGCTGGTCAGTCTCGACAGCGGTCCGGAGGGCATCGAGGACGTCCGCGTCGGATGGAGAGGGAGTTTGTGTCGTTGGCAT